GTGTACGACAACCCGAACGGGACGCGCAGGGCGATCATGTCCATCGCTCGGAAGAACGGGAAGAGTGCGATGGTGTCTTGCCTGCTGTTGGCGCACATTGTCGGGCCGATGGCGGTGCGTAACTCACAGATCGCGTCGTGCGCTCTGTCGAGAGATCAAGCGGCGATCGTGTTCCGTCACGCGAGCAACATGATTACGATGAACGCGACGTTGTCCAAAATCTGTCGCGTCGTTCCGTCGGGCAAAAAGATCATCGGCATCCCGATGAATACGGAGTACAGAGCGCTCGCGGCTGATTCCAGTACCGCGATGGGCGCGTCGCCTGCCATGTTGGTGTTCGATGAGACGGGTCAGGTGAAATCGTCTGGTCGTGGTGCGGATTTCCTGTCGGCGATGATGACGTCACAAGGCGCGTATGAAAACCCGCTTCAGATTTTCATCAGCACTCAAGCGCCGTCTGATGCCGATCCGTTCAGTCAGCTCATCGATGACGCGGTATTGAGCAAAGATCCGAAGACGGTTGTCCATGTGTACAGCGCTGACAAGGATGCTGACCTGCTCGACGAAGATCAGTGGCGCAAGGCGAACCCAGCTCTCGGATTGTTCAGAAGCGAGAGCGATCTGCGCGAGCAGATGTTGCAGGCGAGTCGCTTGCCGAGCTTCGAGCATGAGGCGAAGAACCTGTTGCTGAACCAACGTGTCGCGCTTGAGGGTCTAGCATTTGCGCCTCAGATCGTTTCGGAGAACAACGGCGCGTCGAGCTGGGAGGCATTCCGCGAAAACCCTGTTCATCTGGCGCTTGATCTCTCAAGGATCAATGATCTCACGGCGGCTTGCTTCTGTTGCTTCGACGGCGAGAAGGTTCATGTGAAGACGTTCGCGTTCACTCCGCTCGGCGGGATCGAAGAGCGAGCGACGCGGAACAAGATTCCGCTCGTTGAGTGGGCAGATCGCGAGCTGATATACGCGGTCGCTGGTGACACGCTCGATTACCAGACGGTTTGCCAGTATCTGATGATGGTGATGCAGGAACACGGCATCGTTTTGGAGACGATCCAGTTCGACGATTGGAATATCCAAAACTTCAGACACGCGGCGGACGCGGTCGGGTTCGCTCCGTATGTGAAGTGGGTCGAGGTGCGTCAGGGTTTCAAGTCGATCTCCCCGCGCATACAGGAACTCGAGACAGCTTTGCTACAGAGGAAGCTGTTGCTCGACAATCATCCGGTGCTGAATATGGGAATGGCGGCGGCGATCGTGATGTCAGATCCCGCAGGAAATAGGAAGATCAAAAAGCCGAAAGACTTCGGGCCAAAAGTAGACGCAGTTATCGCACTGCTGATGGGAGTGTATCCCTGCGTCTATCAAGAAGAGTCACTTGGCGACGATATCGCCTTCTGGGTTGCGTGATTTATGGTAATGCGCTTTCTGTCTGCAAGACTGGGAGCAGAACTTGGCGCGAGTATCCCGCGCCGTGAATGTCTCTTCGCATTGGTGACAGATCACCTCTCGCACTGGTCGCATCATTGAGAGCGCTCGACCGACGTTCATGACTCACCTCCGTTGTCTTTCTCAATCCATTCGCGGGTTGCCTCTTCGGTGATGCCAGACGCTACCAGTTTGAATTTGCCGTCGATCCGCTCTCGCCATGTATACCCGATGACGATGTCATATCTGCCGTCTCCGAGATTGCGCTTCAGAGCGCGACCGTGAGCGCGTCGGTTTCCGTCGGCGCTCTCCATCTTGTCGAGTGTCTTTGCCGATGTGACCGGATCTGACCCGCGTGTTCCCATTCGCCAGCTATAGCTCATGCGTCTCACCTCCGAATGGACTGCCGCCAGTTACTTGCTCGCCCATGACACTCGACTGCAATTCGCCATTTTTGGTGTAGATGAAGATCGCTTCACAGCGGTCGCTGTGGAGGTAAGCTCGCGCCATGTCGATCGCGTCGACCTTGCGGTACTCGGTGTCTGAGTTGCCGACTTGGTTGTCGTTGCCGTCGTATGCAGTCACATACCAGCAGTTATGCTCGGCGGAATGATGAACTGCGGTGTACGCCCATCGGTCCGCGTATTCGGTGCCACTGCCAAGTTCGATTTCTTTGAAAGTCATTTTGTTTCTCCTGTCGAAAGGTTGGAGCAGGGTCTTACGACCACTGTCCAGATTCGAGACGCTCGGCGACTTCAGCCATAACCGAATTGCGAGTCGGGCCGTCTACTCGGCGTCGGTCTTCGCCTTTGCGAAAGATCGCTTGCCACCAATCGCGAGTACCGTAATGACCCCAGCCGTCGCGACCGTTGTAGTGATAGCGCTCTCGGTACTTGCCGATGGTGATGTGTTCTGCTCCGACCACGACGTACTCTGCATACTCGCCGTTCTCGATGTCTTCTGCTTTCACTTTGTTCAACTTGATCGTCATGTTCATTTCTCCTGTCGAAAGGTTAGGGCCGCTTACGCGACCCGAGTGATGAGGCTGAACTGATACTTCACGGTGTCGATGTCATCTTCCTCGCTGATGACGAAGCTGGTCGATCCGTAGCCTTCCTGCTCCCAGCCATCTTTCAGCCAAACCATGTATTCCTCGCCGTCACTGTAATAATCGATCCCTTCGATGCCTTTCCAGTTCTTGCCTGCTAGTTGCTTAAAGTTCATTTTGTTTCTCCTGTCGAATGTCGTCGCTCACTGCGACCATGTGTTTATATTGCCCGACACTAGCGCTAATGTAAAGTATTAGTTTACACTTTATTCATTGCAGAATCAGTGACTTACAAGGCCGCTTGAAGAATCCGAACTTGCTGTCGCTGTCTGAGCGGGTGATTGTCGCCGTGAACGCGATCCGAGAGTCACGCTCGGCGTCGTCGAGGCTCTTCGGGCAGGTGCCCCACACGCGGAAGCCGCGATCGTCTTGGACCAGCATCTTCAGCACGTCACCCCAATCGCTTGCCTGCCACTTGAAGCAAAGGATCGAGCCGGTGATCTCCACTCGACCTTCGGGTGTGTCTTCGCCGTTCTGGTGAGCGGCGTCTCTCGCGTCGCGTTCCTCTTCCGATTTCTCTTCGGCGAGTCGCTGTAGCTTGTACAGATCGCCCATCAGGTAATCTTCGATGGCTCGGCAGAGATCAGCAGGACATTTGGTAACGTAGACGTACATCAGTTGCTCGCCGGTCTTCCTGTCCTCGTAGGGTCTGCCGGTGTATGCGGTCACAGTTGCGCGAGCTTCCTCTGACAACTCAGCAAAGCCGGTCATGAATTTCTCAGCGCGAGCGACAGGGACGTGCTGAATCCGATGGTCATCGGTGAACGCGCCGTCGGACATAGTTTCGTGTTCACTGCTCCAAGGCAGAAACTGACCGGCGAGGTATGTTGCCTCGAAATCGCTATCACCTTTCGCCCATGTGTGAACGTAACCGTCGAAGGGCGCGTGAAGACCATGCGTTGATTCGGTCGGCTCGATGTCGTCGTTGGCTTCGGCGAGAACTTTCTTCCATCGCGTCTTGTATGCCTTGAGTCCGCGTTGACGCGCTTGCTCGTATTCGCCGATGCGACGCTCTAACCAGTTGAAGAATTGATTGCTCACTTTTGTTTCTCCTGTCGAAAGGGAAAAGCGAGGGCGCTTACGCGCCCAGCTCCGAGTAAAAGGTATCGATGTCTTCGTATGACCACTGGCTCATGTTGGGCTTGCCTTTGCTCTCCCAGAACTCGCGTCGAGTTTTGACGAACGCGCAGATGCGGGCGAAGCTCACAAGACCTTCTCCCTGCTTGTACCAGTTGACTCGGATGTACGCGTTGCCGAGGTGAGACACGCAGTCCCACCACTGAGTCGTGATCCACTGGTCAAGACGGAAGCCGTCATCCTTGACTGCCTTCGCGCAGGCTCGCTCTTCTTCCATGATTAGCTTCGCTTCGCTGACGGTTGCAGGAACGAGGTCGGCGTCTTTCATCGCGGCACGAAGCTCCATCAGCTCGGCGACCTTGGCAGTGAGATCACCGAAGACGTTCTTGTCGATGTGCTTGGCTTGACGGACGTGATGAAGCTCCATCGGGTACGCGTCGGTCGCGTCACAGTATGCGTAATACAGCTCTTCGTTTATCTCGCCGTCGATGAAATATTCCATCTCATTACGCAACTGATCGGCGCGCTCGCGACGAAGGATTTCGTAGCCGCGACTCAAGCGGCTCATGGCGTCTTTGCGCTTGGCGTTGCTATTAAATCCAGCGTTGAACTCTTCGAGCGCGAGGTCACGATACTGGTCGGATGTGGTGAAGCCTTTGCGGTAACTCATTGTGCTGTTCTCCTGTCGAATGCGGCGGCCCTCGCCGCGATGGGGTAATTATACGGCTATTTCCGACATTAGCGCAACAGTCGTGAAACCCGCATAAACACTAGGTTGTGGGACCATTTGGGGGTACTACTCTCTCCTTGCTTTAGCGGTTTAGCTCTTTCAGACTGTTGGCTACTGTATCCACTTTGGTATCACGCTTTTGGGCAATCGAACGCGAGTATCGAGCTGGATTAGAAATAACCAAGCGAACGGGGCGAAAAGCGAGCCGACCTTGAGAGGGGTCGATCGTGCGCGCAAGCAAAGTCCCAACCCACCAAGCCAATCCGACGCAAGAGCTTCATCAGCTCGCTGAGTCAGGTCGCGCTCAATGAGCGCAGAGATTCAATGCGTCTGGATTGATCTCACGGTCATGACCGAAGAGCAGGGTGCCGCGTGGTGCTCTGACCACGATTTCAAAACCAGCGACCTTCGCTATCGCGACGACGATACCGGCGAAGTCACGCACGCAATCTTTGCTCAGTTCTCTGCCGACGAAGTCGTCGAAGGAACTTGGCGCTCTGTTTACGACACTTTCCCCGAAGGCATTTCCGTAACGACAGGGAGACGAAAGTCTATGTCTGAAAAAGCGTATTCAACTTTCATCGTGAAGTCTTTCGACGAAGACGAACGGATCATTCGCGGCATCGCATCAACTCCCGAAGTCGATCGTGAAGGCGACATCGTCGAGTCGAAGGGCGGTCGATTCAAATTACCACTCCCACTTTTAGCGCAACACGACCACAGCCAACCCGTTGGTCATGTTGTGTCTGCATCAGTCGGTGATGACGGCATCGAAATCGAAGCACAGCTCGTTAAGGGAAGCGGTCTTCCCTACGTCGAGCGCGTGTGGAGACAAGTGAAATCGGGACTACTGAGAGGGCTGTCGATTGGATTCATGGCTGACGGTGTCGAGCCAACGAAATCCGGAAGACGGTTCACCAGTTGGTCTTGGCATGAATTGTCTTTAGTGACGATTCCAGCCAACGCAAGCGCTGGTATCTCCACTGTGAAGGCATACGACGCCGACGACATCGATTTGGATGAGCAGTTGCTCGAAGCCGAAGCGAAGGCACTCGACGTTAAGAATCAGGCACTCGCCGC